GAGTGGTGGAACGTCTGGGAAAAGGAAGACCCGCCACGGTGCGAGTTCATCATTCAAGCTTGGGACACGGCGTTCACAAAAAACGAACGCTCCGACTATTCGGCCTGCTCAACTTGGGGCGTGTTCTACATGAACGACGATCCCAACGATCCGCACATCATCTTGCTGGACTCCTTTCAAAAACGGATGGAGTTCCCCGAGCTCAAGGAAAAGGCGCGGTCGCACTATTTGGAGTGGGAGCCGGACGACTGCATCGTCGAAGCCAAGGCTGCAGGTGCATCGCTGATCCAAGAGCTGAACCAGCAAGGCGACATCTTTGTGCGGGGCTACACTCCAAGCCGAGGCACGCGCCAGCAGTCGAACGACAAGATCGCCCGTATGAACTCCGTCTCTCCGATCTTCCAAGGCGGCAAGGTGTGGGCACCGGACACGCGCTGGGCACGGGAGCTGATCGACCAGATGGCCTCTTTCCCAAATGCGGCCCATGACGACTTGGCTGACACGGCTGTGATGGCCATTACAAGGTTTCGACAAGGTGGCTTCTTGAGACTAGAATCTGACGGGCAGGACGAGCCTTTGTCCTTTCGGCGCAAGGCCGCTTTCTATTAAGGATTCGATATGGCAGCATCAGACATGGTCCCCGGTATTGGCGGCGCTCCCCTTGGGATGGGCCTCGAAGATATCGTGCAGGACGATACCCCAGCGATTGAGATTGAAATCGAAGACCCGGAAGGCGTCAGAATTGGCGTCGATGGTATTGAGATTGATCTGATGCCAGAAGAAGAAACCGCAGAAGACTTCGGCGCAAACTTGGCCGAGTTCATGGATGAAGGCGAGCTGGGTGCACTGGCCGACGATCTGATCGGTGAGTTTGAAGCTGACATTGCCAGCCGCAAGGACTGGGTCGAGATGTACGTCAAGGGCCTCGAAGTCCTTGGCATGAAGTACGAAGAGCGCACCGAGCCATGGGATGGCGCATGCGGCGTGTTCTCCACAGTTTTGACCGAAGCAGCGATCCGCTTCCAGTCCGAAACCATCATCGAAACTTTCCCTGCTGCCGGTCCCGTGAAGACGGAGATCATCGGCGCAATCGACAAGCTTAAGGAAGAGGCTGCCGAGCGAGTTCGTGATGACATGAACTACAAGCTCACAGAGGAGATGCCTGAGTACCGCCCCGAGCACGAGCGCATGCTGTACAACTTGGGCTTGGCCGGTGCCGCGTTCAAGAAGGTCTACTTCGACCCGAGCCTTGGCCGTCAAGTTGCCGTCTTTATCCCTGCTGAAGACTTGATCATCCCTTATGGCGCGTCCAGCTCGCGCACCGCAGAGCGTGTGACTCACGTTATGCGCAAGACCAAGAACGACATCAAGAAGCTGCAGGTCGCTGGCTTCTACCGCGATGTGGACTTGGGTGAGCCCCAGTCATTCTTCTCCGACATCGAGAAGCGCAAAGCCGAAGATCAAGGCTTCACACTGAGCGAAGACAATCGCTACCAAGTGCTGGAGATGTGCGTTGACTACAACCTGCCCGGCTACGAAGACGAAGATGACATCGCGCTGCCTTACGTGATCACCATCGACCGCTCGACCACGAAGGTTCTGGCCATCCGCCGCAACTGGAATGAAGACGACGACCTCAAGCTGCGCCGCCAGCACTTCGTGCAGTACACCTACGTGCCCGGCTTCGGTGTGTATGGCCTTGGCCTGATCCACATCATCGGTGGCTATGCCCGCGCTGGCACATCACTGATCCGCCAACTGATCGACGCCGGTACGCTGAGCAACTTGCCCGGCGGCTTGAAGTCCCGTGGCCTGCGCATCAAAGGCGACGACACTCCGATCCAGCCCGGCGAGTTCCGAGACGTGGACGTGCCAAGTGGTTCTGTGCGCGACAACATCATGCCGCTGCCGTACAAGGAGCCTTCACAGGTTCTGATGTCGCTGCTCAACCAGATCACCGAAGAAGCACGCCGTCTGGGCTCCGTGGCCGACATGAAGGTCAGCGACATGAGCGCCAACGCGCCGGTCGGAACCACGCTGGCCATCCTTGAGCGTCAACTCAAGACGATGTCTGCCGTGCAGGCCCGTGTGCACTACTCGATGAAAGAGGAGTTTAAGCTCCTCAAGGCCATCATCCGCGACAACACCCCGGGCGAGTACGAGTACACCCCAGCCGGTGGTGATCGCAAGGTCAAGCAAGAAGATTACGACATGGTGGACGTGATCCCCGTGTCCGATCCGAACAGCGCGACCATGGCCCAGCGGATCATGCAGTACCAAGCTGCGATCCAATTGGCTCAAGGCGCTCCACAGATTTACGACTTGCCTCAATTGCACCGCCAGATGCTGGAAGTGCTGGGCATCAAGAATGCCGACAAGCTTGTGCCGGTTGAAGACGATCTCAAGCCGAAGGACCCAGTCAGCGAGAACATGGGCTTCTTCAATGGCAAGCCAACGAAGGCGTTTATCTTCCAAGATCACGACGCTCACATTGCTGTGCATACCAGCTTGATGCAGGACCCAATGATGATGGCCAAGATGGGCCAGAACCCACAGGCTCAGCAGACCTTTGCCGCGATGCAAGCGCACATCAACGAGCACCTTGGCTTCGTGTACCGCAAGCAGATCGAAGAGCAGATGGGCGTTCCGTTGCCGGACCCGAACGAGAACTTGCCAGAGGACGTGGAAGTGCAGCTCTCGCGCCTCACCGCGCAGGCCGCAAGCCAGCTCCTGCAGAAGGACATGGCGCAGCAGCAAGCTCAGCAGGCCCAGCAGCAGATGCAGGACCCACTGGTGCAGATGCAGCAGCAAGAATTGCAGATCAAGATGCAGGACGCACAGACCAAGGCCCAGAAGGTCCAAGGCGAGTTGGCGATCCGCCAGCAAGAGATGCAGCTCAAGGCTCAAGAGTTGGCCAGCCGCTCAGGCGAAGACCCACAAATTGCAGCCGCACGAGCCCAGCAAGAGATGCAAATCTCGCAAGAAGAACATGCCATGAAGATGCGTATGGCAGAGCAAGATCACCAACAGAAGATGCAGTTTGAGCAGCAGCGTGACGCTCTCAAACTTCAGTCCGAAATGGTGAAGTCAATGATCAAGCCGACTGCGAAACCGTCGGGTAGCAAAGGAGAGTAATGAGCAGCCAGACATTGGAGCACCTCAATAGAAAACTTGAGGAGCGTATTGCATCTCTTATTGAATTTATGGCGGACGGCGGATGCAAATCCTACGACCACTATAAAGAATTGTGCGGACATATCCGAGGTCTCCGGGCCGCACAATCTGAATCCGGTGACCTCGTGCGAAAACTGAAAGAGTATGACAATGACGACTAACTTTGATGTTCAGGCGGTGGACCTGTCCGGCCTTCTCAACAAGCCCGTTGAGGACAAGGCCAAGCAAGTTCCCGATCCAGCAACTTTCCACTTGCTGTGCATGCTACCCGAGGCACAAGAAGAGTATGAAGGCGGCTTGCTTAAGGCTGGCCAGACCATGCACTTCGAAGAGCTTCTGTCTCCAGTCCTTTTCGTGGCCAAGATGGGTCCCGATGCGTTCAAGGACGAAAAGCGTTTCCCAAGCGGCCCAAGCTGCAAGGTTGGCGACTTTGTAATCGTGCGCCCCAACACCGGCACCCGGATGAAAATCCACGGCACTGAGTGGCGGATCATCAACGATGACTCTGTCGAGGCGGTCGTGCAAGACCCTCGCGGCATCCAGCGCGTTTAAGGAGGCACCATGGCTGATTTTGAAAAGACCGAGTTCGAGTTCCCCGACGAAGTGGAAGAAAACCCCCGCAAGGGCGGTGCCGTAGTCGAGGCCGAAGACAAAGACGAAATTGAAATCGTCGATGACACCCCCGAAGAGGATCGCAATCGCAAGCCGATGGCCGAGCCACCCAAGGATGTGACCGACGACGAGCTGGCGAAGTACGACGAGGGCGTGCAAAAGCGCATCAAGCACTTCACCAAGGGCTACCACGAGGAGCGCCGGGCCAAAGAAGCAGCTCTGCGCGAGAAGGACGAGGCGATTCGCATCGCTCAGGCCATCGTGGAAGAGAACAAGAAGCTCAAGGGCTCCTTGAACAGCAACCAGACTGCCCTGATTGAGCAGGCAAAGAAGAACGCAGCCAACGATTTAGAGGAGGCCAAGCGTAAATACAAAGCCGCCTACGAATCTGGCGACTCTGATGCAATGGTTGATGCTCAAGAAGGCCTCACTGAAGCAAAGATGAAGGCGCAGCGTATTGCGAGTTTCCGGCCAACCCCTTTACAGGAGCAAGAAACTGCGGTACAAATGCGCCAACCAGAGGCAGAAGTGCCTCGCCCTGACGCGAAAGCGGTACAGTGGCAGGAAAAGAATCCGTGGTTTGGATCAGACGAAGAGATGACGAGTTTTGCGCTTGGTTACCACACCAAACTCATCAAATCGGGTGTTGCTACAAACTCAGATGAATATTACGAGAAGCTTAACTCTCGTTTGAAGCAAGTTTTCCCGGATGCTTTCGAGTCCGAGAAGACGGGGGATGCGCCCACTCCCTCCAAGAAATCGAATGTTGTCGCACCGGCAACGCGTAGTACTGCTCCCCGAAAGGTCGTACTTACCAAATCGCAGGTCGAAATCGCCAAACGGCTTGGTGTTCCTCTGGAACTCTATGCTCGTAAGGTTGCGGAAGAAATGAGGAAATGAAATGACTGAACAGAATCGTACAAAGCGTGAACTCGATACACGAGCCGTGTCAGCCCGCCCTACAAAATGGGCACCTGCGCAGCTTCTGCCCGATCCATCACCGGAGCCCGGGTATGCTTATCGTTGGATTCGTGTGAGCACTATGAACGCTGATGATCCGCGTAATGTTTCGTCAAAACTCCGCGAGGGATGGGAACCTGTAAAGGCGTCCGATCACCCAGAGGTTCAATTGTTCGGGGAGACCAATGGTCGATTCCCAGATTCAATCTGTGTTGGTGGTCTTCTCCTTTGCAAAACACCTGCTGAATTCGTTGAGCAGCGATCCGCGTACTTCAACCAACAGTCTGAGTCGCAGATGGCGTCAGTGGATAACAGCTACATGCGTGAAAGTGATCCTCGTATGCCGCTTTTCAAAGAGCGAAACACGAAAGTCACTTTCGGTAAAGGTATTTAACTTTTTTGGAGTCCAAACATGGCTTACCCCACCGTTTCGGCACCCTACGGCTTGCAAGCTATCAATCGTATTGATGGCATGCCGTACGCAGGTGCATTCCGCCAGATTCCCGTAGCTGCTGGCTTCGGCACCGCCATTTTTGATGGCGATACCGTTGTGATCAACAGCGATGGCTATCTGGTCAAGTCCACCACAACTGACTCCGGCAACATTGTCGGCGTTTGCGTTGGTGGTTCGTACGTGAACTCCAGCGGCCAGCCCGTTGAAGGTCAGTACATTCCCGCTCTGGCTTCTACAGCAAGCAACTTGGCCTACGCCTATGTGATCGACGATCCAATGGCTCTGTTCAAAGTGGCCGTTGTGACCTCGGGCACTACCATGGGCACTGCTGGTCGTACCGTTGTTGGCTCGAACCTTCCTTTGGTTCTGAACGCTGGCAGCACCACTACCGGTAATTCTGCTTTCGCCGTCACTTTGACTGGCGCTGGCACTACTGCCACTATCCCTGTGCGTGTGATCGACGTTGTGCCAGAGACAGCTACTGCCGCTGACACATACACCGAGCTGTTGGTGAAAATCAACACACATCAGTACAACAACACCACTGGTGTTTAAGGAGTAAATCATGGCTATTTCACGCGCACAACTGCTGAAAGAACTGCTCCCCGGCTTGAACGCTTTGTTCGGTCTGGAGTACGCTAAGTACGGCGAGCAGCACAAGGAAATCTACGAGACCGAGACTTCGGAGCGTAGCTTTGAAGAGGAAACCAAGCTGTCTGGCTTCTCCGCCGCTCCGGTGAAGAACGAAGGCGCTGCCATTGCTTATGACAATGCGCAAGAAGCTTGGACTGCACGTTACACCCACGAAACCATCGCGATGGGCTTCTCCATCACCGAAGAGGCCGTGGAAGATAACTTGTACGACAGCCTCTCCAGTCGCTACACCAAGGCTCTGGCCCGTGGTATGGCTTACACCAAGCAGGTCAAAGCTGCTGCTATCTTGAACACAGGCTTCACCGCTGGCGTAACTTACGGCGACGGCGTTACCCTGTTCTCGACACAGCACCCACTGATCTCTGGTGGCGTCAACAGCAACCGTCCTGCCACAGCAGCCGACTTGAACGAGACTTCGTTGGAAAACGCCGTCATTCAGATCGCAGCTTGGACAGACGAACGCGGTTTGCTGATTGCCGCCAAGCCTAAGAAGCTGGTGGTGCCTCCAGCACTGCAATTCGTTGCAACCCGCTTGTTGGAAACTGAACTCCGCGTTGGCACTGCCGACAACGATATCAACGCCATCAAGAACAACGGTTCCATCCCCGGTGGTTACACAGTCAACAACTTCTTGACTGACACCAACGCTTGGTTCCTGTTGACTGATGTGCCCAACGGCCTGAAGCACTTCGTGCGTTCGCCTCTGGCAAACAGCATGGACGGCGACTTCGACACCGGCAACGTCCGTTACAAGGCTCGCGAGCGTTATTCGTTCGGCGTGTCTGACCCTCTGGGCGTCTACGGCTCCCCCGGCGCGTAAGCTCTGGTGGAAATGTGAGAAGGGCCCCTTGTGGGCCCTTTTCTTTTGGGTTATATTGCAGCCACCCCCGGACTTTTCCGGTGTATCTGACGGCTCCGGGCCGACGACATGCAGACAGATGCACCTCAACTCGCATGTGAGGAAATCATCATGAGCAATACGACTTTTAGCGGCCCAGTTCGTTCCGAAAACGGCTTCCAATCCATCTCCGTCAGCGCCACTACCGGTGCCGTCACAGTGAACTCTTCGTTCGGTACTGATGTTGTGCTGGGCACCCAGTCGCTATCCGGCGCTGGCGCAGTTAGCGTCACCAACACTTTCACCGCATTGACCACCACAGGCGCTGCACAAGCCCTGACACTGGCCGATGGCACCGCAGGTGAGTTGAAGATCATCACTCACGTTGTGGATGGCGGCTCCGCTGTTCTGACCCCCACAACCAAAATCGGTTTCAGCACCATCACCTTCACAGGCGTGGGCGAGTCCGCTACTCTGGTGTACACCGCTGCCGGTTGGGCCATCGTTGCTCTGAATGGCGCTGTTGCAGCCTAATTGATCTCAGGGGCTTCGGCCCCGTTTTTAAAGGAGATTGATTATGGGTATGCAAACTGACGTAAAAGCGATTTCGCTGGCGGCTTCTGGTGCCATCACGGACACTCGCACTCGCGTGCGCAGCATGGTCATCGAGCCCGGCGCATCTGCTGGCAGCGTGATCCTCAAGGATGGCGGCTCCAGCGGCACAACGCTGTTCACCATCAACACCACTGCCAACGGTGAGACTTTCAACGTCTTGATCCCGGCAGAGGGCGTTCTGTGTTTGATCAGTGCCTACGCTACTTTGTCAAACGCAAAGGTGACGGTGTTCTATGGCTGAAGAAGCACGCCCGATGGATATTGCAGGTCGCAAACTGATGATTGCGATCCCTGCGTACGATGGCAAACTGAACATCAAGACCTCCTTTGCTTTGGCCGATCTTGTGGTCAAGGCATCGCGGTTTGGTGTTCAGGTGCAACTGTCGCACCTGTCGGGCTGCTCTCTTATCACCAAGGCCCGCAACGTCTTGGTGGCCAATTTTCTTGAGTCGGACTGCACGGACATGCTGTTCGTGGACGCCGACATCGTGGTGGACGCAGACTCTGTGCTCCGACTGCTGGCGCTGAGCACCGGCAAGGACATCACGGCTGGCATGTACACCCGCCGCGCAGAGGATCGCAAGTTCTTCTTGGACATCTACAAAGACCAAAACAACACCCTTGAGTTTGATGCTCACGGGATGCTTCGGGTCGAGAACGTGGCCACTGGCTTCATGATGATCCAGCGCCATGTGATCGAGAAGATGATCCAGAACCATCCCGAGTGGAAGTACTTCAACGACTTCTACAACCGAGACGAGTTCTGCCTGTTTGACTTTGAGCTGTCGAACGGCCAGTACATTGGCGAGGACTACACCTTCTGCAAGCGTGCCCGCGCAGATGGCTTCACGGTCTTTGTTGACCCAGAAATCACCCTGCCGCACGTTGGCTCTCAGGAATATCACCGCAGCTTCAAAGAGTCTGTGTTGATGCCGCTGATCGAGCAGTACTGCACCCCCCAACTGAAGGTCGTCAATGGCTAAGACGCCTGCACCCAAGAAGAAAGGCCCATCCTTAGCGGTGGGTCGCGGCGAGAAGCTGCCTGTTTCCAAGGGTGCAGGCTTGACCGCCAAAGGACGCGCCAAGTACAACGCTGCGACGGGCAGCAACCTCAAAGCTCCACAGCCCCAAGGTGGCCCACGCAAGGATTCTTTCTGCGCCCGCATGTCCGGTATGCCCGGCCCCATGAAGGATGAGAAAGGCCAACCAACACGCAAGGCTGCGGCCCTGAAGAGATGGAAGTGCTGACATGGAATTGCCAGTCTGGAATACCGTTTTGTCGTTTGCTTCGGCGTTGCTCCTGTTTTGGGTGAAAATATCCCATGACGAGGTGAAGCGCTTGTCCATTTTGCTCAGCAAGACTCGGGAAGAAAACGCCGAGAAGTTTGTGGCCAAGATGGACATGCACAACGACATGAACCGGGTTATCCAACGCCTTGACCGGCTGGATGCCAAGCTCGATGAGTTCATGAAGGAGCAGCGCAGTGCCCTCAGTTAGCAAGAAGCAAGCTGACTTCATGCGTGCGGTAGCGCACAGCCCGGAGTTTGCGAAGAAAGCAGGCGTCCCGCAGTCGGTGGGCAAAGATTTTTCCAACGCGGACAAGAGCCGCAAATTTGCAAAAGGTGGCGATATGAAAGAGTCCAAGAAAATGGTTGCGAAGGAAATCGGCTTCATGAAAAAAGCTGGCGCTCCAAAGTCCATGATTAAGCACGAGATGGCCGAGGCCAAAGGCTACAAGGCCGGTGGTTCGATTGGCACAACTAAGATGGGCGCAGTGAAGACCAAGCCCGGAAACATCAACGGTGTTGCCGCAAAAGGCAAAACCAAAGGCACCATGGTCAAGATGGCCCGTGGCGGCAAAGCCTGCTAAGGAGAGCAAAATGGCAACCAAAGAAATGATCGAAGAAGCAATCCAAGAGGCTAAAGACGCCAAGGATCGCGAGAAGGCTGATCGCGAGTACAACAAGCGTTCTTCTGTTGCGCCATCCAAAGATCCACGGGACTCTGTGCGCGGCCAGAAGAGCTACGCAAAAGGCGGCGTTACTCGCGCAGACGGTTGCGTTACCAAGGGCCACACCAAAGGCATGATGGTCAAAATGGCTGGCGGCGGCATGTGCTGATATCGTCACAAATTACAAAGGAACGATATGAAAAAGACAAGCAAAGCAAAAAAGTTCTCTGACGGTGGTTTGTATGAAGCCATTTCCAGAGTTTCAGGGCCAAGCCGCGATGAGATGATGAAATCATCAGCATCTGAAATGATCTCCAAGATTCCACGAGGCTCATCGGAGGCAATTGAATCTGCAATGTCAGCGGCAAAAACGCCACGCGCACTTCGCGGTGACATGTCTGAAATTGCTGAATTTACGGCACGCAAGCCCGGTCGCGTAGCAGAGGTTTTTGATGATCGTCCACCGAGCTCACCCGGTCGCATGAAGGAAATTACTGTCGGCCCTGAATTTATGCCTCAAATGCCAACACAGGTTGGT